AGCGGTATACTGATAGTCTTCTTTTTCTTCAAAAGTTAAACTTCTATAGTAATCTAATATTTCTCGACCATTATCTTTTGCAGCAGTTTTAAATTTAAAAAAAGGATGTGTATTAACCAAACCTTGTACGCTTTTTAGTGGTTTTTTATTTAATGTGTACTTATCAAACAGTGGATACAAAGTTTTTAAAATATCATAGTCTTCAATTAAAAACGCTTTTCCTTTTACCCTGTTTTTACAAAACTTATGTATTGTAGTTACGTTTTCTTCTAAAGATGCTTTTGATTGTTTAACTCTGTGAAAAATCTCATGTCCTGTTTTCTTTTGGAAAACATCAATACTTTCATCAGCAGATATTTTTCTTCTAATATGATCTGCTGCTGTATTGGTATGAGATATAACTATTATGTCTGTTGGGGAATATTGTTCTACTAAATGTTTATAATATATCTCAACTAACTTTGTTGTTTTACCTGTACCTGGTGGTCCTGCTATTCTAATTTTTTTCATGCTCTATTTTCTTTGCGTTATCTCCTAATACTGAATACTGGTCAGGATCTGAAGCAAAATGCCATGTTGGACAAGATACTTCTTTTTTAGTTACTGAGTTGTATACCTTTCCATTTAATTTTTTAGCTTTCATAATATGTTTAAGATTAAAACATATTTTTTTTACTGATGTGTTGTCCTTTTGAGATCTAAAATATTCTACTAATCTATTTAATCTAAACTGAAGATTATGAGTTTTTTCATTTACATAACATCCTCCTTCTAACAAGGCACCGTCATCAAAAGAAACTGTAGATTTTCTAATAAAAGAATAGACCATTATCTTAAACTCGTTATCATCACTTGCCTCTTCATCTGCTTCTTCATAAACTCTTTTGTCTAGTCTTGCGTATTGAAAGGCGTGAAAATCTCCTGATTTCATTTTTAATATTGCTGGATGAGGAAAGTTTCCTGCATTGGCTAATATGGTTACCCATTTTTGTTTATCTATTATGTCAGATCCTTGCATAGGAACTTTTATTCTAGTGTAACCATCACCTACTCTTTTTTTTACATCGACAGATTCATAAAATATTGGAGGTTTACTTGTATACTCTGTAATATCACCGACAGCTTGTTCTGCTTCTACCAAATCTGCAGCTTGTTCAGGAGTTATTCCACAAAGATGTCTGACACATGCAGAGGCATCACAGTGTTTTTTTATTAACGGTCTTTTGCAAAGGTATTTGTATTCTTTATCTTTTGATTTAAGTATTGTGTCCTGTATTTCTTTCTCTTCTACCGGTCTAGCCATATATTCTCGATTAAAATATTTTAGCAAAGTTACAGCATCCATTTTACTATATTCAGGAATTTTTTTAACACCCTTTTCAACTGCACGCATAGACCAGGTATACATATGTAATAAATAATCATTTCGATTTTCATCCGGTATTTTATTGTTATTTAACTTTAAACAATTTTTTGTGCACGGTAATAAAAAATCTTCTAATGTTTTTTCTTTTGGCTTTTTTATTTTCTTAACAGCTTCTGGAACTTCTTCTTGTAGATAATCTATTAAATCTGTTTGTGCATACTGATCATACATTTCAAAAAACTGTTCAATAGAAGCGTCTTCAAAATCATCTGTATATGCGTAAGTGCTTCCTTCTTCATGATTAAAGTACGGCATGTTAAGCCAGGAACCATCTTTCTTATCCGCTAAAGAAGTTTGCATTGGATAAACTCTATCTAAAATATCTGCAAGACCCAACTTACCTGCAAACTTTTTCATAACTAATTGTACTTCTTCAGCGCTACTAAATTCTTTCATGAACATATAAACGTGCGCTCTCCCACTTTTTGATCTAAACATTATTAGTGGTAGTTTAAGTTCTCTTATTTTTTTTAATAAATTTTCGTAATCGTAATTATTTACATCAATATCAATAGCGCCCCATTTGCACGTGCCATCGTCTTTTAAGGGGAATACACCTAATCTATTACCAACACCGTTAAGATGGTTTTCCCAAAGCTGTTTTGTAAGGGGCTTGTGTTCTATCCAAGGCCTACCTTCAACTTTAACAGAAAGTTTTTTATCATTCTTTCTAAATTGACCGTAAGCTCGTTCTAAACCTTCAAATATATTTATAAATTTATCTATCATAATAAAGCGTGGGCGTCTTCCACTCTCGCTTTGACGCCCACTACCTAGGATATTATAAATCTAATGAAGCTTGTTTTACTTCTTGATTTTCATGTTTTGTTTGAATCTCACCTTTACCTACAGATTCTGCAAAAGCTTTTGCCATGTCATAGACATTCTTGTCTTCAACTAGTCCTACTTTTGCTACATCCCAACCAAACCATGTTCCTTTGTCGTTAGACATCTGAACGGTAGATAGATTATAAATGTGGCTGTAAGTTGGCGGAGTAAACAAACCATTTTTACCCTGCATTTTAATACCCATCATCATTGAGTTCCATTTTCTACTAACTTTAAGTTGAGTAGATTTCATAGAAATCAAAGCTGTAGATGGATTATCACCAACAGTTAATACAAAGTGACTTGCAGTATTCTCAAGATAATTACCGTTTGGTAATCTGTCTTTATAGTCTTTACCTCTTGTGGTTTGACTTACTATATCACTGTCTGCCGCGTGAATTGCAACAGGTGCACCAGTGCTGGTACCTCTGTCTTGCCATTCAATGTATTGTCTTTTGTAAAAGACTGGTACAACTTGTAATTTGTCGTACAACTGATTGGTCACAGTGTTTATGATTTTGCCCGGCTCTGCGCCCTCGACATATTTACCATCTCTTTTGTTTACCTCTGGAGATAGTTGGCCCAAAATTTTTAAGAAAGGCAACGCAAGATCTTCTTGCGAAATGTTTTGAGCACCTTTATTAGCATCAGCTTCAAATAAATTCGTTGCTAATGCTCCTTCTTTTTTTTTTGCTACTTGGTTCATGTTTATTGTTTCCTTTTTATTGTAGTCTTATTTCCAATAAATATATTGAAAATTTCCGTTGGCATTTCTTTACCTGCCTCAATACGCTCACGGACTAACGCTTTAAGAGTCATGGGCTCAACCTTCAACTTTTGTGTCGGTTGAAACCCACGCTCTTGTGCAAGAGCAGCATAATCAGCTGCCTTGTTATCTTCGTTGCGACCAAAAGACACGAGTATCTCGTTTTTGATTATATCTCCTAGTCCATTATTACGAAGCCAGTTAAACGCCGCTTCTTTATTCGCTTGTGTAATCGTAGCGCTATAGTGCGGCTTAACATCCACAGAAGATCCATCTATAAGTTTTAAATGAGATAAACCCATTTCACTCATCATAGTTGGAATTACTTCTCCTGATAAATGTTCATAATTCTTTTTCTTTTGTTTGAGTTGCGTTTCGGCAACCTCAATTTCTCTATTTAAAGTTTCAAGTCTTTCAACTTGATCTGCAAGAGACTGAATATTTTCAGTTTTACTCATTGCGTTTTGTTGATCATTCTCAAAATCAATTGACATTTATTTTTTCCTTTCTAGTTGGTGTTATATACCAGGTCGGATTAGTGTATCTCTTTCCTGATTTTATTTTTAATACTTGGTGTTTTATTTTGTTTCCTTTAAACAAAACAATCTTACCTTTCTTGGGACGAATAACTTTAGTTCCTACTAAAGTTTCACCTCCCTCATAATCATCATTTAAATACAAAATTGATGTATGTGTATGATAATTAAAATCTACATGTGGTGCTTGTAATGATTTCGCAGGCCATTCAACTATTTGTGAATAGTTTATACAAGTGTTTACAGAATATTTTTTTACAAAAAAAGTTAACTTAGCTAATAATACTTTAAACTCTATTATTTCATCCAAGACAGCTGTTCTATCACAATATATAATATTAGTATCTCTGTGTGTAGTTTTATTTTTGCTATTATTAATATAGTCTATAAAAAAATCACAAAAGCTATCTTCTAAAAAATTATTTTTTTGTATGATAGAAACCTTACTCATGCATTTTTCCTTTCTCATGTAAATTAATTTCAATAGGATAATATTTTCTTTCTTGCCTATCCCATTTTAAAAGTTTGTATTTACCATTCGTCATTTCAGAAGCTAAAGAACATGCAACACCTATAATTGCTGGATCACCTGTTAACAATAAATAATCGTCTTCAGTAAAATCTTTTAGTGCCTGTCTTAATTTATAAATTAAAGGACCAGGAGAAAAAATTATCTGTGATAGTTCCGGCAATAAAAATTTAAAGTCGCCATATTTTTGCGCACCTATAATATTGATTTTAGGTTTACCTTCTTTGGTTCCTGGTATTTCTTGAATAACATGAACAATCGGTAAATTATTTTCTTTCATGTTTCATAATATATAGTTTTTTTTATTGTTGTCAATTAAAATTTTACAGTAGAATCTACTAAGCCAAAATTTCCTTTCGGAATTATATTAAACGCTAAAGAGTATCTATCTTCCGAAGATAAGTTTGGCATAATTTGGTGCCTTAATTGACTAAAAAATAAAATTAAATAATTGTCTTTTGGAATAACGGTCCATTCGTGAGAATTGTATATGTTATATTTTTTTGGTGGAGTAAAAAATTGATTCATACCATCGTGATAAAATTTAATTCCAAAACCAGGATTACCTTTAGGATAGTAAACACCGCTTAACCATGAGTTAGAGTGCTTGTGTTGGTCCGAAAATAATTTTGGTTTTGTTTTAGTCAACCATGAACTAAATATTCTATAATCTATGTTTTCTAACATAAGGACTTTTTTGAGAGTTTCGTCCACAGCTTTTTTAATTTCTTTGTTAAGTTCTTTGTATTTTCTTAAAACATTTACATCTTCACTTATTGAAGCAGAGCTTTCAAAAGGTTTATTTACAGAACCAAACTTTTCTTTTTTAAATTTTAAGGTCAAATCCTTCTTTATATCTAGCTTATAAATAAATAAAGTATTAGAACAAATAGGTATATTCTCTACATGCCTCATTATTTTTTTTCTTTCATACTTGACAAATCATATAATATCCATTATGTAATATGTCAATAGAAAGATGAATTACAAATTTAAAACAAAGCCTTATAAGCATCAGTTAACTGCTTTAGAAAAGTCATGGAATAAGGAGACGTACGCCTATT